GCCAGCCGCCCCAGCGCTCGCCGTTGACCGCCAGCCACCCCAGCGCTCGCCGTTGACCGCCAGCCACCCCAGCGCTCGCCGTTGACCGCCAGCCGCCCCAGCGCTCGCCATTGACCGCCAGCCGCCCCAGCGCTCGCCGTTGACCGCCAGCCGCCCCAGCGCTCGCCGTTGACCGCCGCGCACCTATTCCCCTGATTTTATTACTACTGATTTAATTCAGTAGGCATTTTAACCCTTTGAAAGAACCATCTAAAAAATTATTTTTTACTTTCTTACTTTTTCATTTGACACCATGGCGGCATTTGTGCGAGAAATAATTATCGAAACGGAAACACCCATGGCCATGCCATGGGGGATAGGAACGCAGATGTCCAAAAAGCACTTCGAGGCTCTTGTTAACACTCTCCAGAACTGGCACGCCCACGGTGGATTCTCACTCACCGCCGGACAATATGCATCGCTGATCGAATCAATTAGCGATGCATGCCAACGAACGAACCCGAATTTCCAACCCGTGCGATTCATCACAGCCTGCTACAAGGAGGATTAATTAAGTCTCCGACGCACTGCCAGAATAACCCCAACCCAAAAGGACCAACGGCCATGATGACCGGACTTTCACTGCAACAGCTTGCCGCCAAGATCGAAGGCAACGCCTCGCTCAAGCGCGACTACATCGTCCCCAGCGAGCAGATGACCATGCTTGCCGCAAAAGCATCGACCACTCTCGGCAAAACAACGATGCTGATGGAAATACCCGACCAGGGCGGCTTCCCCATCACAGGACTGGCGCACGACCAGATCGGCACTCGCACGAATATCCCGGCAAAATACTACGACCGCATGCTGGCCGAAGCCCCCGACTTGCTCGCCACCAACGTCAACGCTTGGCACCGGCTTAACCCAAAGCGACGCATGGTGCGCACGCTTGGCGGCGACATGCGGGCACTGCTCTCGAACCGCTACCAGCGTATCGAGAACGAGGACATCGCCAAGGTCGCGTTGCCGGTGCTGGCCGAATTGCCTGGGGTAAAAATTGTCTCGTCCGAAATCACTGAACGCCGGATGTACATCCATTTTGTCGTGCCCACCATCGAAGGCGAGGTGAAAAAGGGTGACGTGGTGCAGGCGGGCGGCATCATTTCTAATTCGGAGGTCGGCTGCGGATCGGTAGCGGTAGCTTGTCTGGTCTGGCGGCTGGTCTGCCTCAACGGAATGAAAACCGGCGATACACTACGCCGCAGCCACGTCGGACGCGAGATCGAGGACACCGACCAGTTGTGGGCCGATGACACCCGCGAAGCCGAAGACCGCTCGATACTACTCAAAGTGCGCGACATGGTGAAGGCCGCCGTTGACCGCACCCGGTTCGAGGCAAGCATCGCGAAAATGCAGGGCTTGACCCAAGGCAAGATAACCGGAGATCCCTCGCGCGTGGTCGAGGTGCTGGCGCAACGTGTCGGCGCAACTGAGACAGAAAGCGCCGGTTTCCTGCGCTCCCTGATCGAAGGGGCCGACCTATCGGCCTGGGGGCTGGTCAACGCCGTCACCGCCCAGTCCCACACGGCAAAATCCTACGACCGCGCCGTGGAACTGGAATCCGCTGGCGGCGCGCTGCTCGACCTCGCCCCCACCGAGTGGCGCACGCTCCTCGCCGCTGCGTAAATCCTAACGACCGGCGCAAATGCCGGTCTTTCCCCCCTAAACCAAGGAAACTAACATGCTAGAGAAATATGAAACTAACACCGTCGACTATGATGAAGGGTGGGCCGTTTTTGATTGCGATGGCACACTTCAAATCCTACGTCTTGATGATCCACAAATGGCCAGGAACTACCATCCTGTGGAACCTCTCTTTGAGAGTGACGAAGAGGCTGTCGCGTTTGTTACAATGATGGCCAATATATCGCCCTACCACGCCAGCGCGCTAATGTTACACAACACTGCAACCCCTGGATACCCCCAATGAAACCCGAAGACATCGAATGGTCACACCGCACATTCTCCATGATGGCCGAAGGCGGCACCTGGGGCGTACCGCGAAGCGGCCTGATATTCAAGCGAAAAGAAAACTCGCTGATCCTGACGTGCCGCATGCCATGGAAAGCCGAAATGCCACTCTCGGCAATCGAGCTTAAAACACAACAGGATTCCGACTACGGCATCATCAAGAGGCATTTCGAGGCCGCAGGCGTCACAGTCTCGGACGAATCCATACCGGAGAAACCCTGATGGCCCATCTGGCAAAAACCCACATCTGGGTAAAATACTCCCCCGGAGAAAAGAAACTGTTTGCCATGCTGTCGAAGGACGCGCAGTCGTCCGAAGAACTGTCTGACAAATTCTACAACGGAGCAACACATTTTCCATTTCACTGCCGGCGAACCATCATTGGGTTGATAAACTCAATCCAGAAAAAAGCCGACGTGAACAATGAACCATTCCGCGTGGTGAAATCCCAGCCACGCGGACCCTACCCCATCAACGTGTGGCTTGAACCACGCTAGTAGCTATGCAGATATGCAATAGCGTTGTCACCAGTCACCAGTTGTCACACGTAGGTTCCCAAGACTCTACACGGATTCTGCACAAAACAAGAACACGCAATATAATTGCGTGACGGCATTTATTTTTCTCTCTTCCCTATAGCAACTACTGGTGACAGTGGTGACAGTGGTGACAATATAAGTAAACACTGGTAAAAAAGTGTCACCAGTGTCACCACAGTCACCACTGTCAGGGGGGTACAATTATGTCCGCATTAAGATGCTTGCAATAACGCCAAGTTCTAAATGCACCTGTGCGTTTTTGATAACGGAAAAATCCGATTTGTTGCAAAATTCGAGCTATGCGATTTTGTTCTAGCTGCTTAATTTCCGCAGGCTTCATTTGGAAGAATCCACCTTGCAAAATCTCCATGATGGACACATCCGTTTTCTTGGCGGTGTCCAGTAGAACTAGGTCCAGCCATGTATCCTCGTCCCGGCGCTCCTCTTGCTGCTCGTTGGCTAGCCCTCTGAATGCTGCCTTCAACTCGATGGACACCCCCTCCGCTTCGTACTGCGCTGCTTCGCCCCAAAGCTGGTCCCGGTCCTGCAACAGCTTCCAGGTCAAGATATGCCCGGTTCCTATTGGCCAAAACCGCCTATTGCCGGTGTCGGATTTCAGGTAGATGCTTTCGTTTGTGGTGGCGATGAATATTCCCCGCCGCTTCATATCGACCCTGATACGCCCATATGCTGGTCGCGCCCGGTCCTCTGTGCGGCTGGCAAATTGCTTTATGCGCTCCACGTCTGTGCGGCGCATGCCCGCCAGTTCCGCGATCTCATGCAGCCATACTCCACAGAAAGCCTCTTGCTGTTCCTTGTCGCCAGCCGCGAGGATATTCTGGTCGGAGAAATTATCCTCACCCGCAAGAATCTTGATAGCCGTGGATTTGCCTGTTCCTTCCTTTCCTTCCCATACAACAATCTGGTCGAACTTGGTCCCTGGGCACCTCGCACGCCTGACCGCAGCAATGAGCATCAGCCGTCCGAACTCGCGATTGAGTGGAGTATCCTTGGCCCCAAGGTAATCTATAACCCACCGCCCTAGACGCTTTTTACCGTCCCATTTTTTCTGACAGGATTCTAAATAGTCGATGACAGGGTTAAACTGATTTTCTAAACATAACTGCAAGGCTGCATCGCGCAGGTTTTTTTCCCCAGGATCAAAACCGTAAGCCCGCTTTACCATCTTGCGGATGACAAGGACCACGTCGTCCGACAGGTTACCGGCCCATTGCCCGATGGCGTGCCCGCCTACCAGCATTTTCTCGTGAAACGTATCCTTGCTGCATATGATGCCTAATCCCCCTATGGCTTGCCCCGCGTTGGTAGTCGTCCCGCGCGGATCGCCGTCCTTGTCCAGGTCGGTGAAATGTATATGAGGGGCTGCGTCAGCATGTCGCGGACCAAGAAACACATCGGCTGCTCCCGCGTGCCCGTTGACTTTCGCTCCTTCCTCGTTCATAAAACCCGGACCCCCTGCGGGAGCGTGATCACACGGGCTTGGGACGCCTAACCCGGCCGCAGGGGGTGAAATCTTTTTTGCCAGCCAGAACACCGTAGCACGGGTGATAGGCTTGCCCTCGTAACCAGCTTCATACTCTACCCATTTCCGCTCGCACACCCCCGCAGCTACATCCTCCCGGTATTCCCTTGCCGTCCGCGACCATGCTTTGAATAGTGACAGCCCGTCTGGCCCCGGATCGAACTCGTGTATGGCTGCGCCTACCTCGAACCATTGATCATAGCCGCAGTCCGCAGGGATACACTTGAGAGCTTGCAGGAACTCGGCAATCTCGCTCTGCTGCTGGAGCGCTAGCGCCCGACCCACAAGCCGTCGTGGATCGGGCGTCGTCTCAGGTCTTGTTTTGGATACGTTGTCAGTCGGCATCACCTCCCTTCGTCCCGCGCGCTCAAGCCAGTGGCCCTCAAGCCACGGCGGTAGATCCACGACCACGTCGCCAGGATTAGCCCACTGATATACGAACCCGGTCTTGGCATTGACCGAAGGCGGCATCACCACATAGCCGCCAGCCCCCTTGAGATCGATCCCAGGATCGCCTTTGCGCTTGCGCTTGGCGTTATGCGAGCGCAGCGCCTGCTTTGCGTAGAAATAAAAATGCCAGCCATTGCTGGTCCTCACCGCTAAGGTGCGGGGCAAACCCCCATGCAATTTCGCAAGCGTCAGCAATTGCGCCAAGCCCTCGTCGCCATCGCAATCGATGACGACCAGCCACCTCTGACTGGCATCCATCAGGGCGTTCACGCCCGTCTTAAACATACCAGTGTTTATGGGATTCCCGGTAGCGAGGCCGATGTTCCGGCTTCGTTCTAGAAAAGTTCCTGATTCTGGCCACCACGATTCAATAACTGCCGGATCGGTGGTCGCGTCCTTGAATCCGTGGGAACCCTTGAGGGGGGTTTTATAGCCTGTGAGGCGGAAAACCGGCCAGCCGCGACCGGCATATTGTAGTGCGAACTCTCGCATATTTTTTGGCCCTTGCGTTGGTTTGCAAGCGGCCCTACCAGGGAGAGTATTGACGCAGCCTTGTAAAACTGTTAGGTGCGTCAGGCTTTCTTGGTGACTGGCCTCCCCAAAGAGGACCGCCTTGCGCCCCGCCAAAGTTCCATCTGGCGGGGCGTTTCTTTTTAGTGATAAGCTCTCGCGGATCGGGCGTTACACAGGAGCATAACCCTCCCCCGATGGAAGGCGGCTGATCAGGCCGCGAAGCTACGCCGCCGCGAGGGTCGAGAGACTGCCCCCGGCTGTCATCGAAAGTCAACACGTTTGTCCGATAGCTGCCATATAGTACAGCGGCTTATAGTTAATTACTTTCCGACTTCAATTAGCCAGGATGAAACAGGCCCGGTGTCGGGACGCTGCTTTACGTATTCCACAACTGCCAGCGCACATTCATTATATGCGACATCGGCCTGCTTCGCTTCGCCGTACACGCGCGGAACTCCAGCTTTGTCATATCCGACGTATTGCATTTTTCGATTCTCCTAGCCTTCAATCTTACTGCATCGTGATTCGATCCGCTGCACAACGTGATCGGCGGCGTTGTACGCTTCACGGTCAGCCTGTCGGAACCGTCCACTGACGGATTTCCCTGTTACCAGATTGCGAGCGTAGCTTTCTTGCATGCCCTGTGTTTCTTCCAAAATGATAACCATTAGATCGTGACGCAGTTCTTCCGTCATTTCTAATCTCCCTTTTACAAAACCATCCTACCAAATTAAATTCGGTTTTGTAAAGAGTACAATTATCACGATGTTGTGATCGTTGAATCTGTTGGGAGGGTTGACTGGTTTTGGGAGCGGGTGTACTCTATGCAAACAGAAGGGGAATCCCAAATGATGCTTGACCGTGCAGATATGCGCTTTTGTATTGAGGGCGACTCGCGTTGCTATTATGTTGTCGATAAAGTTTTGTATCGTCGGGTGGCAAAATATGCATACCGGCAACAGGCTGACAGCATTGCAGCCTACAACAAAGCGAGGGACGATATGATCTCGCGTAATATAAAGGAAGGGTACGAATGACCCGCGCCATCCACATCTTCCTCGACGCCCTCACCCTCTCCACTTTCTTCGGAGCATCGTTCTTGCTGGTTTTTCTGTTGATGGGAGCTATTTGAAATGCCGAAAGCCCCGATTGTCGCTGCCAGTGCAACCCTTGGCAAACGTACCGTAGGTTGTCAGTTAGAAGCTGATGACTATGTTGCCCTTTGCGAGGAAGCTGAGGCGCGGAAAATAGCTCCTGGTACACTGATTCGTCAAATCCTCACGCGCCTGTCACAACAGCCGAATTTAATTAACACTGTTCTTGGTTGGAGGATTGATGACCGAGCACCTTAAAGCAAAATCCTGGCGCGAGCGACATTCCCTCACGGTTGCCGATCTCAGCGAGCTGACCGGCTACAGCCCCGAAGCGATCTACTGCTTCGAGCGCGGACTTACAGCCTCGCGCACCCGCGCTGGCAGCAAGAAAAAGCGTGACTATGCCCCTGGCCCGATTCCGGAGGAGGTGTGGTTCCGGTATAAAAGGATCTGTCAGGGCGTCCAAGCACATCTGGATGGAAGGAAGTTCCAATGGTAGAGTATAAGAAATTATCGGATGGCGTGTACTGGAAATGCAAACGAGGGCCATGTTCCAGCCCATCCAAATGTATGCGGGCTGAAGCGTGTTTGCTTCCGGAGGAAGTTCCAATGGTAAAGTGGGCATCGCCCATCATGGACCTGTTGCGGAGAGAATCGCGTTCAAAAACAAAACAAGACATTGATGATGGATATTATCCTGTTTATTACTTTTACTCAGCAGACCTCCTGAAAAGGATGGAAGAAGAATTGCGATTTTTCATGCATGTACATGGGGCGTCATCTTCCTTACCAAGAGTGAAAGCTCTTGTCATGATTGAAAAAGAATTGATAAGACGTGACAGAGCCCGATTGGAGCTTAACAGTAAAAACTTCTTGCAGGAGAGTGGTTGACATGGCAACGACGACGCTATGCCCGCATTGCCATCAGCCATACTCTACCGAGCGGCTGGGTATACGCATCTCGCCGCTCAAGGCGAGGATCATCGACATCGTCAAGGCGGCTGGCGATGTCGGCATCAGCCCGCGCGAGTTGCAACGCGATTTACAGCATGACTTCAGGCACGAGCGCACGATGCTGACCATGCGCGCACACAGGAGGCAGATCAACGACCAGCTTGAGGAAACCGACTGGGAGATCGCTACGACCTGGGGTCCCAACGCACACTGGTTCATGCGGCGTAGGAAGGTGACGAAATGAAAGTATATGTCGTTATACAGCATGTTAGCTTGTCGGCAAGTATTTGGCCTGAAGTTTTCAGGACTGAGAAAGCCGCAGAAAAGCTTTGTGTTGCCATGAATAAAGATACAGATGGGTTCTTTGAATTTGTCGAGTGTGAACTGGCTGATGAGCCAACTGGAGAAATACCATGAAAGGTGTTGCTCACACGGTGTGGTTAGATGTTTGCGCGCCTCTGGGTACGATCCATGAGGGCGTAGCCATAGCCAACTGTGACGATGACTTCTATTATTGTCTGTTTGAAACGCGGCAAGAACTAGAAAGTTTCATTACGGAATTGCGTGCTGCGGCTGATGAAAAGTGGGGTCAGCCATGAAAGTCCTTGTTTGCGGCGGGCGGGATTTCACGGATCGTAACAGGCTGTTCACGCGCTTGGATGAACTGAAATCGAGTTCATTCAGGCCATTTAGCCTGATAATTCACGGTGCGTGTATGATCAGAGGAAGGCTAAGTGGGGTAGATGCTCTCGCAGAAGAATGGGCGATTCATAACGAGTTGCCGTACATCGGTGTACCGGCGTTATGGAGCGCCCAAGGAAAAGGCGCTGGGCCAATTCGTAATCAGCTCATAGTCGATAGTGAATTGATACGCCCCGATATCTGCGTAGCATTTCCAGGTGGCAGAGGTACCGCCGATATGGTACGACGCTGCATGGCGGCCGGAATTTCGGTTTTGGAAGGTTAGAAAATGAGGTTTATTGTCCTAGACTTTGAGTCCTATTTCAGTGATGATTTCACGTTGAAAAAGATGTCCACCGAAAATTATATACGCGATCCTCGCTTCAAGGCCCACGGCGCTGCGATCAAGTGGTCGCCTCAACACCATGCAAAATGGTATGACGAGAAAGAGCTAAGGTTCGTTCTAAAACAGGAGGATTGGTCCGATGTTTTCATCATACACCATCACAGCCAATTTGACGGTCTTATATTATCCCATTGCTACGACGTACATCCCAAAATGTTTGGCTGCACCTTGTCGATGGCCCGGTTACTGCTTGGGAACCACCTGTCTGTGTCCCTCGATGCCGTCCGTAAACATTTCAATATCCCCGCTAAGTCAACGCCCTACAACTTATTCCAAGGAAAACAATGGAACGAGATCGACCCAGATGCGCGGCACCTGATCGCTGAAGGAGCTTGCGACGAGGTGGAATCGATCTGGAACATATTCTGCAATTTCATGCACTCTGGGTTTCCTCGTGAAGAGCTTTACGTCATTGATGTAACGATTCGTATGTTTACCGAGCCAGTACTGCGCGCCGATATCCCGCTTTTAGCAAAAGTCTGGCAGGACGAGAACACCCGTAAGCAAGAGCGTCTGGCGGAACTCAACGTCACCAAGGAACAACTACAATCGGACAATAAGTTTGCTGAGCTACTGAAGGCCGAAGGCGTCGAGCCGCCTACTAAAATATCTCCTAAAACTGGTAAGGACGCATGGGCTTTTGCCAAGACGGATCAAGGGATGCGCGACTTGCTAGAATGCGACGACGAGCGTCTCAGGACGCTAGCAGAGGCCAGGATCGGCCAAAAAAGCACGTTCCTTCAAACGCGCGCCGAGACGCTTGGCTTTATGGCGCGTCGAGGCGCGATGCCGGTTTATTTATCCTACTGCGGCGCTCATACAACTAGGTGGAGTGGCGGCGATAAGTGCAATTGGCAGAATTTCAAGCGGGGATCGGACATCCGCAAGGCCATATTGCCGCCTGAAGGATTTTATTTTGGCATCATCGATCTAGCCCAGATCGAGTACCGCATCCTTTGCTGGCTCGCTGGCGAGGAGGAAGCGCTACAGGAACTCAGAGATGGAGGCGACCCATATGTGGAACTTGCTAGTGAGGTTTATGGATTTCGCGTTACCAAAGACCATATGGCCGAGCGAGGCACTGGAAAACAACTCAAGCTTTCTTGTGGGTACCAAGCCGGTGCCGCCACCATCCAGCGCACCGCCCGCTTAGGGATCTACGGCCCCCCTGTGAAAATTTCTATCGAAGAAGCCGAGCGTTGGAAAAATATCTATCGGCAACGCATGGTCAAGACTGTCCAGTACTGGCGCGAAGCCGGACGCATGATTGCCAGGATCGCTGGTGGGGAACCCGTGCAGTGGGGTCCAGGCTGGATCAAAGACGGAAAATTGTACGGACCCAACAATTGTGCTTTACAATACCCCAATATTGAGTATCATGTAGATAACGAAACTGGTGACAGATTCTGGCGCTACCGGAACCGGCATGGCTGGACGAAGCTATATTCGGGCAAGCTCGTTGAAAACTATGTGCAATTCCTTGCCCGTATCGTGCTGTCGCAAGCCATGATAAGAATCTCCCGGCTAGGCTACCGCGTGGTCAACACCACCCACGACGAGCTGCTTTTGCTGATTCCCAAGGACGGGAAGGAACAACAGCATCTGGAAATATGCGAAGCCGAGATGCGCAGGGAACCGGAATGGCTATCAGGAATACCATTAGACGTGGAAAGCTCGTTAGCGGAGAGATACAGCAAATGACCTCCGATGATCCAGAAGCCGAATGGGAAGCGCAAAAAGAGGTCGCATGGGCAGCGGGGGAATGGGCATCGGCCGAAGAATGTGAAAGGGCCGCCAAAGAGACCTCTGATGCAGAAGATATAAGATGGGAAGCCGAAGAACGCGCAGCCTTTGTTGCGAAACATTTTCCACCTAAACCAGAAGGAACCCAGCAAATGACCGACGTAAACGACATCTTCAGCCTGTCCGATCCGCCCGTTGTAGCTCCTGCCCCGGTTGCCGCTCCCGCAACGGGCAACGGACGCCGCAAGCGTGCCGCCAGCGGCAATGGCGAGACTGCACCCGTGAAGCGCGGAGGCCGCCCGAAGGGGTCCAAGAATAAGCCCAGGGATGCTACCGGGCTCATGCCCAACCCGGTTTCAGCACCTGCAAAGCGCCGTGGACGCCCGAAGGGTTACAGCCCCAAACGCGCCGCCGCTCCTACGCCATCCGCATCTATCGGCAACGGTCCCGTGAAAATAGACCTGTCGGTCGCCTTGGCTGTCTTCACGAGCCTCAAGACGGAAGATGTTACCCTCACTTCCAAGCTCGTGCAGGTGTTGTCCGGCATCGACAAGGACTCGCGCACCCGCATCCTCGAAGCCGTGGGCAAGGTGTTTGCATGAACGTGCAAACCGAGATTCACAATCGCGTAGCTGGTGAGGTTGTCAAGGCCATAATAAAACCTACGCTGGCCGCTGGCGGGCAATTCAGCGACGTGCTTGTTATCTTGGAAAGCGTTGTATTGGGAGTGATGCTGATGGCGAAGCCGTTAGGGTGGAAGGGTGGAAGTAACGAAGTTCTGGATGAACTCGTCCTACACGTCAAAAAACGACTTGCCAGAGAAACAACATGAGACACTCCGAGATCGACAAGCGATCCAAGCGCAACGCACCTAAACAGTGCGTTGCCGACCATGGGATGCACAAGGACGCTACCACGTTTATAATTACCACAGCGCACCCCCCTTCAAAAGTCAGTATCGATAGACGCGTCTGGCCTGTTGTAGCGTTTACTCGTTGGCCAGACCTGTGCGATGACGTGATGCGGCGACGTACTGAACGGGATCGGGACGAATGACAAACGCAGAATTAATCGCGCGTTTACAGACGCTCGATCCTAACTACCCCGTGATGCTCGAATGCGAGGATTGCTATTATAGCGGTCCTCTTACGAAGGACGCAGTTGAACTCGGGGTGGTGTATCGTTATGAAAGCTATACATCCACGATGACAGAAGATGCTTATGGCAAGAAGCTGCTTAAACCTATCACCTATGTTATTGAAGGTGATTGGAGAACGGACCCGCCTAGTAGCGTACCTATAGTAGAAGAGAAGCCGTGCATCGTTATTTATGTAGGTCGCTAGCATGAGCGACGTTCACAAGCAGTGGCTATACTCTTGGCGCGAAGTTAAGCAAGCATGGTGGCATGGTTTTGTGGTCGGAGCTATGACAGCAAGTTTGGTGTGGATGATGATTTGGTTGTCCTTAATAAAATAGGAAAGCCGTACGATGACAATTGACACCACCGACCGTGGTAGCGTGTACGGAGTTTATTGCAAACTGACCGGCGAGCAGATAGCTACAGTGCGCCATAGTACCAACAGCGGTAGCTGCAAATGCTTATCCAAGGACAAGTGCGAGCTGAAAAATAAGCGCTATCTCGCAGGCAACGGCGAATTTCTCCCGAAAGGGTCTGCCGGAACCTCGATTATAAACGACGGCAGGCCAGTATGACAGTTGACACCACCGATCATGGCGGCATCCCTGCCTTTGCCGACCGGCGCAAGCTGGTCTACACGTTTACGAATCTGGCAGCGTATAAAAATTGCCCGCACGCCATGTACAGAAGGTACATCACGCGCGATCTCCCATTTGTCGAAACACCGGCAATGCAGCGAGGGAATGACGTACACTCGGCGTTCGAGCATCGGGTACAAGCTGGGAAACCATTGCCTGTCGATATGCAACAGTGGGAACAGTTCGCGGTACCATTCGATTCTATACGCAACGTCCCACAAGATATTGCTCCTTCCGTCAAATGCGAACAGAAGCTGGGCTGCACGTCGGCAGGCGTCGTCACTGATTTCTGGAGTCCTACCGTCTGGTTCCGAGGTAAGATCGATGTTCACGTTATCAGGGGTGATGTAGCCGCAATATACGACTGGAAAACGGGATCGGCAAAGTACGAAGATCCATTCGAGTTGGCTACAGGTGCCGTCCTGCTCAAGCTTAACTACCGGAATCTCAAGACCATCGTCGGCAACTACGTCTGGCTCAAGGAAAACCGCCTAGGGACGCGATACGACCTGTCGGATTTCAGGAAAACCTGGGACGAGATAAACCGGATCGTCGGCCTGATCGAGAGCGACTTGGCTGCGGGAAAGTTCAGGAAGCAGAAAAGCGGGTTATGCGGTTACTGCGGCGTCAAGGACTGTGAAAACTACAGGGAGGTAGGACAATGAATATGTTCGTACTTAATAAAAACAGGGTTAAAAATGCCATTCAGGCTTACCTGATATCGATAGGTAATCCCGGCATTGAAGTTATAGACATGCGCGTTGACTACGGAGGTGCTTTCGAGATTTACTATATAGGCCGAGATAACATTTTTCTGCCCCCGGATGCCGTTCCAAAAACGAGGGTAAAGGAATAGGACGATGACACACGATAAGAAAATTCTCATGGACCTTGAGCGTTGGTCGGATGAAAAACTGCGTCAGTGGTTCTTGGATTCGATAGAACGCTACAAGATGATTGATGTATCTGATCGCACGGCATTTTCTTACGCAATGACGACTCTCGTAATGTTCTATGCGCGTCTCATAGTAGAGACATCTACCGCCACGCCGGAAGAATCCGCCGATCAAGTCAAGGATGTAATCAAGTTCATGAAAAAAGCCAAGCGCAAGCAGCAAGAAGATTAAAATGCGCACCCCGGAAAGTTATGAGAAAGATGAGATCAAGAAGTATCTCGAATCCATCGGCGCTTGGTACTGCCTGACGTTCACAGGCGGCTTCGGCAAATCGGGAAACCCCGACATCGTCGCTTGCATCAATGGGACGTTCTGGGGGATCGAGGTCAAGCGTGAAGGCAAATCGTTGACCGTACTGCAAGGACGCCGGATCGAAGCTATTATTGAAGCAGGTGGAATGGCAGTAGGTGGCCCTGCTGATAAAGTTATCGGGCACATCAAATGGTGGCTGGACGGCAAATGATTAGAAACATCATCCTAGCTATGCTTGTTATAATATTAACCCTAAACGCCCATAGCGTTGCCAACATTAGCCGCGAACTGAGAAGTATACGCTGGCGTTTGGATGCTATCTCTCGAGATACAATGTTGATGCATGTATGTACTTTCAGGGAAAGCAAAAAGTTCTGCGACGAAGCAACTCCGGGGAGTCAGTAAAATGGCAAACGAAATAATCGAGCGAGTAGCATCCGCAATTCAAAAAGAGTACGTAAATCCACTAATGACACTGGATACTCTTGCGTGCGCCGCCATCAAAGCGATGCGCGAGCCGACCGAGCCAATGATATTAAAAGGTCTTGAGTTCTCCGGGTATGACAACGATCCGAGTAACTTGCTATACGCTTGGGAATTAATGATCGATGAGGCGCTAAAATGATGCACAACATTACGTTAGGAATTTCTATACTTGCGTTGATAATCTCCGTGTTGGCGCTGGTAGTTACATTCTGTGGCTACCCTCTCACCGTCACTAACGGCACGATCATCGACGATATCAAGACCACTTATCGAGGCTGGAAGCGTGGCGATTGGCGGAAGGGTTGATACTAGCAATGCATTTTTTTCATGACACCCAGCGCAATCTCCTGATCTACCCCCGCTCCGAGTTCATCGAGCGCAACGTCGCACAAGCAAAGCCGCTCAACGGCGCTTATGTCTCGGTCCCGCGCACGCTGCACAACTCCCAGCTTTTACGGCATCTGAATTTCCCGGTAGCGCCAATCATGGATGGCTACGATTGGCCAGCGGCTCCCGGCATCAGGCCGTGGGAAAGCCAGAAGCTAGCTTCCAACTTCATGGTGCTGCACCCTAGGTGCTTCAACTTAAGCGATATGGGCGTGGGCAAGACATATTCAGCGTTGTGGGCCGCAGATTGGCTCATGCGCCATCATACACTACCGTTTCGCTGCCTAATCGTCTGCCCCCTGTCCATCATCGAAAGGGTATGGTCCGATGCCATCTTCAAGCTATTCCTGGGCACGCGAACATTTGAAATCCTCCACGGCTCTCAACAGCAACGGCTTGACGCCCTGGCTCGTCCAGCCGACTTTTACATCGTTAACTTCGACGGTGTTGGCGTGGGCGCTCATACCCGCAAGCGGTTCGAGTTGGACGGTTTCTCCGCTGCACTTGCGGCCCGAGACGATATCAAGCTGGCTATCGTTGACGAAGCTTCCGCTTATAAAGAAGCCTCGACCAAGCGCCATCGTATCGCCAGGATCGTCTTTGGACAAAAACCTTACCTCTGGTTAATGACGGGGACCCCGACTCCTAATGCGCCGACCGATGCCTATGGGCTCGCCAAGCTCGTCAACAATGCATTCGGAAAGAGCAAGGACACGTTCAAGCGCGAGACCATGATCCAAGTCTCCAATTTCGTCTGGCGACCGCAAAAGGACGGCTACGACAAAGCCAGGAAATTATTGACGCCAGCCATTCGGTTCGACATCAAGGACGTGTGGGACGGTCCTGAGCTAACCACCCAACAACGCGAGGTACCGCTGACGGTCGAACAGAATAAACACATGGCGGCGCTCAAACGTGACCTCCAAGTGATCGTGAAATCGGGAGTGCCCATTACCGCAGCCAATGAAGCTGCCGCACGCCAGAAATTTATTCAGATATCATTAGGTGCAATCTACGATGCTCGCCACCAATGGCATACCATCGACGCTTCGCCCCGGATCGAGGAACTCAAGGCGGTGATCGAGCAGGCCCCGGCTAAAATATTGATACTTGTGCCATTGACATCAGTTGTGAATCTGTTATATAAGCACTTGAAAGCTTGGCAACACGGTAACGCAAGAGCGTCAACCTATGTGGAAATCGTCAATGGCAATACAAGCGCGAAAGAGCGTTCACGTATCTTTCAGGAATTCCAAAACCCGAGCATGGACCTGCGTGTCCTCGTTGCCGATCCCGGCGTGCTGGCCCACGGGCTTGATCTCTGGCAAGCGCAAACGGTGATCTGGTTCGGGACCACGGATAAGACCGAGCTATACCTGCAAGCAAACAAACGAGCGCACAGACCAGGGCAGAAATATCCAGTGACCGTCGTGCAAATCGTGAGCAACCCGTTGGAGCGTGAGATATTCCGCAGGCTTGAAACAAACGAATCGCTGCAAGGCGTGCTGCTGAACGCCGTGAGAAAGGGAGACTTATGAGCTTATTATTCTCTGGCCAGACTTGGCGCATAACCAGCTCTTATTTTGTTGCAGGTATCATCGTTGCACAGGACGGAGTTATTGTCAAAACGGCACCGATCTTGAAAAAATTTAACAATTGGGCCGCTTACGCTTTCGAGCAGCACTGCACTAAACAAGGTTGGAAAGTAGAAAAGCTATGAATTCCTTAGATACGTGGATCGATGAACAGCACAGAGATATCATGCGAAATGTACCTAAAGGGCCAAACCCCCACGATCTCATAGTCGAGCATTTCAAGCTTGAGGACTGGCTGGAAGCCGAGAGCAAGCGTTTTGCCGAGCACATCAAGCCGGTCAAGGCGAGGATGGAGGCAATCAAACAGACATTGTTGGCCATGGCTATAGAACAAAAAGTCGATGGCTTTCCAACTGAGGCAGGCACTGCTTACAAATCGACAATTATGAATCCATCCATAGAGAGCCGGGAAACTTACCTCGATTTCGTGCTGGACAACTGGGAAGCCTGTGGTAACGAGATGCTGCAACTGCGGGCTCCCAACGTCGATTCCGTTCGCAACTATATGCAGGACCATGACGGAGATCTGCCACCCGGTGTCAAGACCGCGAACCTCGTCCGAATGAACATAAGGCGTTCGTAATGACACAAGAAGAATATTTCAAGCTCTGCCCTGAAGCTGCCCTTCCGACGTTCCACGGGCAGAAGCCAGACAAAGGGCTCATCGTTATTGGTCGTAAGTACCCTAATGAGGGCTACGCAGTAATCCGCTGCGGAAATACGGAAATCCAGGTTGGTTATACCCTCTTGCATGCTTTGACGCTGAGGATCGATAAAGAAAGCCCGTTTTTTGCCGCTCTTTCTGCGCTGCAAAACGCTCTGCATTCGATTGCCTGTGAAGCGTCCCTTGGACGCAAGGGTGATTAAGAATGACACACAAAAAATACGATGGCGGCGCTATACAAGGCTTTTACTTAGAAAAAGCCTTATGCGGTGGATGGACTATCGATAGTTCCGCTAATCAACGCGCTGGTATGAGGTTGTTATTCGCTGCATTTTCAACGCTTGACGAAGCCTTGGCTTGGATCAAAGAGAATCAAGATGATCGACCGTGACGGCGACAAAATCATCTTCTCATGCGATTGCTGTGAAATCGCGCCGCCCACTTATGACACTGTCCTCATATTAGACGACACCAAAGACGCCTGGAACATCGCGATGAATGCAGGCTGGCGCACTGTCGTAAATGCACATACACACGCCTGCCCGTCCTGTGCTAAAAAGCTAAGACAGCCTGTGCAACCAGTAGAAGAATAACCTCAATGATCGAACGTGACAGCGGCAAGATGCTGTTTGTTTGTGACGAATGCAACGAGGCATTCGAGTCGGAGGACGGCGAGACGTTCCAGGATACCTGGGCTGCCGCCAAGGATGACGGCTGGCGAGCCAGGAAACTGGGTAACGACTGGGTACACGCCTGCCCAGACTGCGCGAAGACCATCAGGATCTGATCGATGAACGAGAGCATAATGCCAGCAGCCGAAAGAGCGGCTTATGCCAACGGCTACGAAGCCGGGTTACATTCTCGGTTAGTTGAAAATGAAAAACTAAAGTACAAAATCGAACAGCTAGAGGCCGAGATCAAGCAACTAAAAGATCTAGTTAATCGCTATAGAACCATGCACCAATGGGAGATCTAAAAATGACAACGCAGCTTCCTGCCCATCTCGCTAACCTGCCCAACCGCAACCTCGCCGCTCGTGCTACCCAGGGCATGGGCTCGCAGATTCCACCGCATATCTCGATTCAAGGTAACAGGTTTACCCTGATCGACGCCGCCAATAACGAGCAAGATGCCGGACCCGTCATCGAAGCAGTCATCATCGACATCAGCGACGTGATGTGTAAGCGCTACATGGATCCCGACAAGCCTTGGACGCCGGACTCCAATGACCCACCACTGTGCTGGTCATCCAACGGTATCGGTCCTTCAATCGAGGCAGCCACACCACAGGCCGAGACTTGCATAAAGTGCCCGAACAACGTGCGTGGATCGGCAACCAGCAAGTTGTCTGGCGCTTCGATCAAGGCATGCCGGGACGAGAAATACCTTGCGCTTATGCTGCCAAAATATCCGGATATGATTTTCAGGCTGGTGTTAACCCCTGGCAGTTTCAAAAACTGGGATGGGTTCACTGCCTTGTTCAAGGGCCGCAACTTCGACATGGACAAAGTGCTGACCCAGTTTTCGTTCGTCCCCAAGGTCAATGGCGTGCTTGCCTTCAAGCCTACAACATTTCCTGGCGGATCGAATGCCTTCATCGACGCCGCCACGGCAAACACCATCCTCGCGGCGCTTAACGAGAAAAAGACTGATGCATTGGTTGGACGGCTTGACCGGCCAAGAGATGGTCTACTCGCACCGTCCCCTACGCAGGGGCAGCTCGCTACTGCCCCGAATGCGGTTTCCAAGTCATCGCCAGCCATGCCTCAAGCTGTGGAACATTTTAATTCCCCAGGGCTTTCGGGCACGACAACCGTTGCTGCTTCGGTGGAAGCACCTGCCGCTCCCGCGAAGCCGCGTGGCCGCCCGCGCAAGGCTGCGCAAGAAGCTCCTGCCCCTGAAGGTCAGCCTTTCGGAGCCGAGCCTACCGCTACCGCGCCGTTCATGCCATCCGCCCCGCCCGCTACCGGCAACAGCGGCTTTGGCATCCAGCAGGGCGTAGCGCCAAATCCCGAGCTACAGAACGCCATCGATAATATGTTTGGGCCGCAGTCATGACCAAGAAGATCCAAATCCCGAAGGGAGCCATCAAAAAAGGTGGCAAGATCTACAATCACGCTGGCCGGATGATCGAGCTATATCAAGGCCGATGGCGTGTCGTTAAGCACGGAGATCGCGACGGCTGGTGGCGATTCAACGAGCACTATGACCGCGATGGCTACTGCGATAACCCAGGACGAGGCTACTGAATGCGCTTGACCGAACGTCTTAACACCTGCCTGCGAGACGGTAACCTGACGGTTGCCGATCTCGCGGTCCTGTTCGACCGGCCATACCCTACCGTGCGAACCTGGGTCCACGGCGGTAGCGTGCGGGCAGCATCGCACGATCTCGCTGAAATCGAGAAGCGCTTAGTGCGGATTGAGAAGCTGATTGGCATCGGCAAGAGACTGCCGGTGCCCCGGCTGCCGCGCGATGAACGAGTTGAGTATATCAGGGAGTTGGCAACGTCATGAGTTCATGGGAAAAGGGTGAGGTAACCGGAAAAGGATTTATAACAATGAAAGCCCCCGGTAGTGGTGGTAGTGAACCCGATATGGTCAACCATCCTCCGCACTACATAGGCACCAACGGCATCGAGGCTATCGACGTGATCGACGGCTTCAACCTTACCTACAATCTCGGCGCGGCCGTCGCTTATCTTTTACGATGTCAGAGCAAGGGCGATCCGGTCACCGACATGCGCAAGGCGGTCTGGCACATTTCCAGGGAAGTCGAGCAGCGTTTGCGAGCGCAACAGAAAAGCCTGCCAGACGAGCGAATGTTCAGCAAGGATCTTTTACGGAAAACAGGCGAGGAATAATCGTCATGGTTGCTAAAACAATATGGGTAAGGGCTCTCAACTTTGAGAAAATAACTTTTGCTGAGTTCACTGCTAAGATAATGGAGGTGATGCGCGATATACCTCCAGGCTATGAAAAGTACGTAATTGTATCTATCGATACTTGGTATGACGACGATGATAAAGCCACTGCCGATATCACTTTTACTTATTGCCGGGAAGAAACCACCGAAGAAGCAAACGAGCGTATCAGGCAAGACAAAGAAAAATGGAAGCGTGACCCTGACCGTTATCTAGAGGAAGAATTGGAAAAAAGCTTTTGGAGAAGATTAAATAAACAGAATCCAATAAAAGACAGGGCATAATCTGATTTGACAAGTACTAAGGTCCTGGTACCATCATGCTGGGGGACAGCGAAGGAGGGCAAGGCAGGAAACATCGCTATCATGAACCCCTAACAACCAACTAGAGGAACTATCACATGCGCAAGTTGCTATTATCGACCACCCTGGTTCTCGCCATGGCGGCACCGGCCAACGCCGATATTGTTCTATTCGGCCTTAGCGACGTGCTGTCATTCCGTGATGTCGGGGCTCAGGGCTTCGGCGACTTCCACCGGGCGTTGACCCTGCAAACCAACGACATCGAATTCGGTGCTCGTGGATTTGGTAACACCCAGATTGAGCAGGCTATCAACGGCGCCGACAAAGGCAATACCCCAACCATCAGTCAATTGGGCTGGATGAGCGGCATAAACGTCGGCATCGGCTTCAACACCGATCAAGCGGGCCAGCATGACGGCATCACCATGCAAGCTCTAGGCTTGGTGGTGTGGGATACGACCGGGACTGCCGTGTTCACGGCGCATCTTGCCACTTCTCCGATCAACTTCAGCGCGGCTGCACTTGCCCTCCAACAGGGTAATGGCAATGCCGTGTTTGACTTTGAACTAGATGCGGCAGAGCGTCAGGAATTCAATAACAAGGTAGCGAACGTAGCTGGCAGCCAGAACTTCACGGTTGGACTTAGCGCGATCCTTGGCTGCGGCTCCGCTGGAGCCCATGGGACCTTCAACACCCCTGGGTGTCTGGTGTCCGATGACGGACCCGACAGCTTTGTGCTGTTTAATAATGTGGTGGTGCCAGCGCCACTCGCGGGTGCTGGCATCCCTGGGATTCTCGCAGCCTGTGTCGGGCTGTGGGGACTCGCGGTGCGCAGGAAGCGTCGTCTTGGCATAGCGTAAACAAATAGGCCAAGCCCGGTGGCCTGGGGCAGGGTTAGCTTAACTCCCAATCCTGCCCCCTCTCCTAATCGGTCGGATGTGGACCGTCCGGGCGCGCATTAACTTTATAGGAGCCGTTGTGGCTAATATCCGCATTCCGTTGCCGCGAGTGCCCGTCTGGCTTACCCGCGCTCTCGACCGTTATTCAGAATGGGCCGAGCAGCCGACCGGCCCCACGCTATGGTGCTACACGGTCCTGCGCCGGGACTGGGTCAGCATAACCCTCATCACGATTATCAGCGCCTCCTTCGCGCAACTTACAGGCTCCTGGCAGGGCTTTGTCATGGGTATCGGTGCCGGTGTGTTTTCCTGGGTGATGGTCGAGATGTGTACAAGAGAATAACCCGAATGGCACTTCATGAACAAGCAGTCGGTTTAAGTGATGAATGGTATACGCCGCCACACGTTTTCGATGCGCTTGGTACGAGGTTTTATATGGACGTTGCAAGTCCAGGACAACATGTGACCCCATGGATACCAGCAGGTTTTTTTATTACGGCTAACAGCCTTGAAAAAGTATGGCTAGGTTGCGTGTGGATGAACCCTCCATTTGGCAAGCGGAATGGAATTATACCCTGGCTCAACAAATTCATAGAGCATGGCAACGGAATCTGCTTGGTTCCAGATCGTACCTCTGCGCCTTGGTGGCAAGCCTGGGCACCGAAGATGGATCTGATCCTGTTTGTTTCACCTAAGCTGAAATTTATCGGCGGTGACGGTCGTCCTAGCATAGCCCCAGCTCAAGGTAGTTGTCTTGGCGCGATAGGTGAGCCAGGGCGCTTAGCACTGGTTAAAGCAGAAAAGGCAGGGCTTGGCATTTTAATGCAGCCGTGGTCGTTATAATGCGCAAGGTTCTTCCAACCAGACGCCGCGCCGAGACTTTCGTGTTCGACCACGACACGCTTAAATTCACCGCCACCATCGGGTATTACGGTAACGGACGCCCCGGCGAGATCTTTCTAAACTGCTCAAAGCTGGGTACCGGAGCCGACTCAAATGCCAGGGATGCCGCTATCGCGGTTAGCATCGCCCTGCAACACGGTGTGGAGATCGACACCCTGCGCAACGCCATGACCCGCAACTCAGATGGCAGCGCGTCATCGCCAATCGGGCATCTGCTCGATTTATTGCAAAAGGACAGCCGATGATCAACAGAGTCTGGCTTATGCGGGCGATGTGCCACGTATCGTCGGGCCAGTGCAAATGCGCAGACCGTGGTGGATCGGCCGACGACTATGACGCATGTCGAATTGTTTCCAGGCACGCTAACGCCATTATCGCAACCAAAGCCCGAGAGGAGGCTGAAATGAAAAAGTCCGCAAGTGAGCAGCTTGCTAACCTGAAATCGGCTTTCGTGGAGCACGACATCCCGTTCCATAAGACCAGTACTATTTATTGGGATCACGCAGGCCCACTGATCACTTACACGGCCGGTCTTTTGCAAATTTCCAGTCTCAACCCTGAAATTCACACGAAGTGGCGCATGAGCCGCAGTGAGATGTTCATGGTTGGCGTGCGATTTATCAAGGCTGCGCTGTTTAGCTAATGGAGGAAACTAATGTCCACAAGCTCAAATATGCGGCTGGCCGTTTCGCTTGGAAAAATGCAGGCTGCTATCGAAGCGCTTGAATTACCCCACATCCGGCGAGGTGATCCCGACAGCCTGGAAGCGATAGGTTCGTACGCCTTGGAATTCGCCAGGATAATAGACGAGTACTTCCTCGTCCTTGGCCAGGAGCTGGAAAATAATGCCCCTTGCAAGATCGGCATGAAGTGCTTTACCAACACGTTCACACGCGCAGTCGAGGGCTCCGCTGATTTCGAGGCAAGACGAGCGGCCGACATTTTGAGGGAAGAGCTGGCAGAGGAGGAATGGAAATGACAAATAATCCTTACGCCCCAATCCTCGAAGCCTTCCCGGCCGATGTCGAGGTCACGCGCTACGATGATCGGGTGGAATTCAGGATTGCTGGCGAGAGCAAAAGTGCTGTCATCGCCGAGACGGAACGCATCAGCAGCATATGTGCTGGCAAGGCTCCAATGGCGGAAGGCCGCCCTTATTTGAGATTTTTAGGCCCGGTATCGTGGGGTATCAAGGGGGCCGAAGAATACGTTGTGTATGGCGAGCTACGACTTGTTACTTAGTTTATCGGGAACGCGGTTGTCGGCGGCGTAAAATTGGACGAGTACCGGCCAACCCCCTGCGTCCAACGATAAGCACCAATCCAGCCGCTATAAGGACGACTCCCTGCACCTTGCCCACCAAGCCCATAGAAAGAGCCAGCACTCTGCGCTTGAGACACCGTGCTAGTTGTAGCTCCCGCAATCCCGCCGATGAACATTCGGCATGTGGTTCCGTCCCGGCAAATAGCGAGATGGTACCAAGTCAACGTCGATGGGGACCATGAGTTTGAAAAATGTCCACCTGAATCCCAATTAAACCAATCCAAGGAACCGCCAGAATAACGTAAAAACGATCCTCCCGCACCAGGGTTAGCCCCATTCGTGAATAATACCTGATCTCCAGCAGTCGAGTTGAACATAAACCAGCCTTCGTGCGTAAAAGCCGTTCCTTGCGCCCAATCTGCGGATGAATTATTTGCTGCGAGCCAGTCGTTTGAACCATCGAAGAAAGCTGCTGATGTTCCGAATTTGAATTGTGCCGTATCGGTTATTGTACCACTTGCAGTCATCGCATGCGCCGACGTACTCAAATCAGTAAACGTCGTGCCGTTATCTGCCCCCTGCATATCTAGCAGCAACTTAACCGATGAAAAGCTTGGATCAGCAGGAGCGTTGGGCTTGCCATGATGTTTACGGGCAGTAGCAGCGGCGTGCTTCGCTCGTGATCTACGCCGATAAAGTTCCAGTCTCATGTGAAGTTGCCTATCCCGATGGCGGTGACATTAGAACCAGTTGTGATTTTCCAAGCCCCACTGGTGGAAATGATGGCAAGCGGCACATAAATCGGCGCTAGATCGGCAAGCGCAGTGGTGCCGCCTCCTGCGAAGATGGAGATCGAAGAACCAGAGCCATCCTTGATGGACACCGCACCAGCGGCGGTCGTGCCTGGGACGATAAGCACCGCTTCCAGGTAGTCCCCGGTCGCACCAGCAGCACCAAGCGCTTGATCGGTCTGCGAAGCGGCCACTGTCTCGTATTCACCAGCCGTGACGTTGGCCGAGTCGGTGTGAAGCGTGTTAAGCTGTGCAGTGACCGTACGTAGTTTTGCAGAAACACTACCCGTGGAGCCTTGCGTTGCAGCAGCATCGCCGGTCGCACCTAGTGTCGTGTTGCCAGTGTCTTGCTTTGCCTCAGTGGCAGGCGCAGTAATTATCTTCGCCAGGATCGAGGTCAGGCGCGCGATCTCGGTCGTCTGGTTGGCGGCAGAAGCATCACCGCCACCGCCATCCCCACCGAGACTGGCTGGAGCACCATCTTCTCCGACAACAAGGACTGGCGTTGCCATGACTGGATCGTATCCGGTCGGACCTTTGATAACGGGGAGCACTGCATCTACCATAGGTTGTCTCCTTTTTAACTAGTCGGGAACGCGGTTGTCGGCGGCGTAAAATTGGACGAGTACCGGCCAACCCCCTTAGTCCATCGATATGCCCCAATCCAACCATTAAATGGACGACTGGAACCCCCCTGCAAGCCTAAGCGGTAGAATGTGCTGCCACTGAGAGTCTGCGATGCTGTGCTGGTCGTAGCTTGGGCAACACCATCTATAAACATACGGCATGTAGTGCCATCACGAGAAATCGCGAGGTGATACCAGACACCGGTTGACGGCGACCATGAATTCGAGAAATGCCCGCCTGAACTCCAATTAAACCAATCCAGCGATCCTCCGGTATAGCGTAAGAACGCTCCGTTACCTCCAGGATTCGCACCGTTGCTAAACAGCACCTGATCGCCAGAAGTCGAGTTGAACATATACCAGCCTTCATACGTGAAGGCAGTACCTTGATCCCAATCCGAAGATGACGACTCGACCGCCAGCACATCGTCAGTGCCATCGAACTTGGCAGACGATGTCCCGAATTTGAATTGCGACGTATCGGTGTGAGTGTTGGTACCGCTCACCGTCATGGTGTGAGCGGAACTGCTGAGGTCGGTAAATGTGGTTCCGTTGTTGGTACCCTGCATATCCAATAGCAGCTTGACCGACGCAAAACTAGGATCACCGACAGCGGTACCGACAGCAGGAGCATCGCCTACCCCACTGGCAGCACCAGCGGACGCAGCAGTCAATGCACCAACAGCCGAAGCAGCGCCTGTACCACTGGCAGAACCAATAGCTACACCAGAATCGGATGGCGCGGAAGCAGCGCCTACCCCACTGGCAGCACCAGCAGATGCAACAGTCGAGACACCCACAGCAGTAGCAGCGCCTGTACCGCTGGATGCGCCGACAGACGCAGTAGTTGAAACGCTAACTGCGAGAGCTTCTCCAATTCCAGCGGCAATTCCGGCACCAATAGGCTCAGCACCCAATGTCGGAAGATCAGCATCGGAAACCGGGGCATACATCCTAATTTTTGTAATGACCGTAGCGGAAGTGGTTGCGAGTGAAAAACCAACCGCATCGGCAGGCACGTCGATACGTGGATTAGCCTTTGCCGTAGTCGTAACACCATTAACCGATAATGCCATATTAGTTGTACTTAGTGTCATATTGGCATTATTAACACCCGTCGCGGTCATCCCTGGCAAGTGATCGAAAATATCGTCAAAATCGGCGATTTTAGTCTGGGTAGAAGGATCGACTTGCACATCGATAGTCAGTCCAGTCGTAAACGCCGGATCATCAAATATCTGCACTTCAAGTCGCGGTGTCAGTCCACTGGCAGTCGTCATATCCCAGCGGACAGAGGTCCCTGCGAGAAAAGTATCAAGCGCAGGCCCAATAAATCCACCCTCGACTGGGGCACGCAATCCGGTTCCAGCTAGAATACGACTAGCATCGAATGGCCCAAAAAAGCCATTGCTATCAATCAAGTCAGTTATGGCAACAGATACACCGTCAACTGTGTAAACCTCGTTGAAGAAATCCATAACAATAAGAGACCCAACTGGCGCAGGTGGCTCTTCTACAAGAACCGCAGCAGCCTGCGAAGCTATAATGCCAAGTACGCTAAGCGACATATTTAAGAGCCTGTAATCGGATCGAGCAACCCAAATACATCCCATTCGTCATCGTCAACTTTCCTTATGGCTATAACCGCCCCCTTCTTGCTAGCTACTAAATCAAAATCGTCTTCTGGATAATTGATAGTTACCCCGCCAGTTTCAGGAACAAACGTCATAGACATCCCAGACACGCCAAGCCTGTATTCAATAACAGTTCCGATCACATGATCGGCGGTCGCATCGGAAAGTATGGTGATTTCTGTGCCGGTTGATGAATTGCAACGCACATACTTTTCAGCGTGGGCTAGGATTGTTGTGATTGCATCAGAAGTGGTCTTGATTATCCCGGTATTGGGCTGGGTGAGCGAAAAGATGAAGCTATAATAAGAGTGCCCCATGCCGTCGTTGGCACCGGCATCAAAAGGTGTAGCTGTCGTGTGATCGAATATCGTAAGCCAAAAACTACCATCCGCAGTGAACACATCGCCAGTTAAGTACGTCAAGCCATTTGCGAACTCACCACGCGGCCTCCAGCTAGAAGTCGGTACTGTCACGGTAAAAGTCGTGTAGTCAGTCAGGGTAATCGTCATCTGATTACCGACGACCGTTATGTCATCGATGCTCGCCGCTACTGGCGGATTGTCCTCAATCGCTGTTATGCGCCCGTCGAGATCATCGGTGTTTCCATCACCCTCGTCGGCGGTGAGGTTGCGGGATAGATCGCGGCGACGAACTAAGACCATATTATGTACCTGTCCACAAGTTATACTTAGTCACGTTTCATAAACAAAGTTACACTGATGGACCCCGGTGCCAGTTCGGCCCCAGGTGCGGCTTCTAGCTCTGCGTGATCGATACTCCACGTCGATCCATCAAAATCAGCAGTAATACCAGTCGCATCTACTATGACGCTTTCACCCGTTTCCACTAAAGTATTACCATAGACGCCACGGATATTACCGATAATCACTTCGGCATCACTGGGGAAGGCCACACAACGAGGTCCTTGACCATCACCTAGGATACCTTGCAACTGGATCGTACCGAAAGCCGCGGGAATAACTGTTTGTACGAACTCCATAAATAGCCGTTCAAATGGATCAAATGTAAAGACAGTATCGCTAATACTAGGTTCTCCGTGGACAGTCACGCCTTCCAGCGGAGTAGAATACGGTCCTTCTATACGCAAGACAGAATCGTACCCGGTGCTGATAGTGACCGTCCCCGGCTCAATTATGTCAGGATCTTCACATGACTCGCCTGGAACACCGCCAGAATCAACAACCCCAAACCACTGCCAACCTAAACTGAGACTCGCTGAACCCCACTTTATGTTGACAGGCTCCTGCACAGGATCAAACCTCCAAGAAGGATCAAAACCTTCATCGGGATCTGTATCAACTGGTGCATCGGCTTGGTCAAATTCAACATCGTTCCAATCAAGCAGCCATATCTCTTTATTGTAAGTAGGTCCTGAACCTGTTTTCAGAGTCACCTCGTCAGTACGCTTGATGTCAATCCAAGAATCTCTCGAATGCCCCTCTTCTGTACCTTTGATCCTGACTGTATGAGTCTTTCGGATTGGTAGAGCTTCATCGTCATCAGTTCTTGATAGTGCATGAATACGTTTCTGATAAATGAACCCCCGCCCGGTCTTAGTCGAGAACTCATCGATAATCTCTACGTCAACCTTTTGATTAGGGTCATCACTATCACTGGGATCGGGGGAACCATCAGGCATTTTAGCTTTATGCGTAATGGTCTTTGTATGGATATGTCTAGTCGTGTTTGGTGAGTCATTCAAAAATGACAAAATATGCTTTTTATAAATTTCACCTTGTCCATGTGTGAGCGTCAATTCATCGACAATCCGCACAGGAATATACTGATTGGCGTTATCCGGGTTCTTGATATGCTTTATGCGTCCGGCTTTAGGCATGGAGAAGAACTACTCTAAGGGGGGGAAGCAAATGCGCTACTTTGTAAAGCTTGCTCTTTAAGTTTAGTATCCATATAAAGTGTGGTTGTTATACTAACGCTACCACTCAGAGACTTTCCACTACCGCCTTTTCCTGGCGTCAGAATAGTATTTTTAGGCTGAGACGCAAACGTACTAGGAATCCGTCTGGCTGGCGTTACATCCTGCGTCTGGAACGGACGTACTATACGTTCTATGGGCATTACACGGCCAGTGCTGCTAGATCGATTTGTTTAGGGGGCTTCAACACAGTCGTTTGTATATAGTATATGTAAGAGAAATTACCACCTAGTGAAACGAGTTCGATTTCATACCAACGGGGCACTTTCGCAAGCTCACCTGATACAGAGGTTTTACTTAGCTGCTGTCTTGAGAACTCGTTTGCAATAGATTGTTGCACACTGGACCCCTCCGGTAGTTGCGCGAGAGCGACCTGTGCAGCTAGCCCTGTATTAATAGCTGTAACTTGCTCTGCTAGGCTTGCTCCACGCACCCCCGGTTGCCCTACAACACTTTGACTATCAGAAAGCGGAAAGACCAGCTTATCATCGACTGCTTTATACACCGGACGTGAGTAACCAATGTCCCCTGTATCGAGAGCGAGCGTGCCTCCTTCTTCCGCATAATAAGCATCTATGTAATCGTCTATATAGACATTTTCACCTTCCACGTCCTCAACCGTACCTCCATTTCCCACAGAGCAGGCTATGGTGATAGTACCAAATCTCCTTCCACCGTCTACTGTGAGTACACAGCTAACGATCTTGCCGTAGGCTCCCAGGTCACCAGGGATGCGCCGGTCGAACAGCCAGCCATTCTTGCGCAAAGTAATTGGCACCGCACGCGCGAATGGTACGTCGAAGGTTATCCTGACAGCCCGAGAAGCTGCCAGCAACTTAGCACGTCCAAAATTAAGTAAATACTTTATGCTGTCTTGTCCACGATCACTGGCAAAATAAGAAGACGAAGATAGATCTCCAATGGCAGGGCCAATCATTACCCCGCTAGTACCTAGGCTTGTCCAGACTACCGTGTTGTCATTAGTTGTAGCTCCAGAAGTGGTACCGAAAACGGGCTCTAATAGGCCCGTCGTTCCTGGAGTTGTGCATAGCTGAAGTGCGGCACTTCCAGGTAAGACAGGCCCCAACGAAACCCAAGTAACTGTGTTGTCAGCAGTGGTAGCCCCACGAGTATCATTGAAATTAGGCTCTATAATCCCGGTGGTGCCCGCTGTTCGCACCTGCTGAAAGCTGGCACCATTGCGCCGCTTGAGGATCAAGCCCTCAGGGACTGCCACGCCAGCTACAGGCGGTGGAACCGGTGGGATAATGGTATCCCAGAGCGTGAAACGAGGAGGCTTCGGTAAAATCCTCTGCCCAGTCGTAGTGATAGCATTGGGTAGCCAGTCTGGGGTTTCATTTAATGCCGTATCCCCCATCGCAACCCAGATCACGGTGCCATCGGTTGTAGCGACTCCAAATGTGTCACTGAACTCTGGCTCAATCAGTCCGGCAGTTCCGGCTTGAATAGCTACCTGGAAAACAGACGCAGTAAATTCAGTATCCACAACAATGACGGTACCAATAACAACCGGCTTTCCCTTTATCGAAAGCCAGTTCAAGGCGTTGATCATCGGCTGACCAACATCGTTACCGCTCTTGGAAATGACCTCCGGTTGTCCAGATTCTTCTATCTGCAAATCCGACCTCAAGGTGAAACGAAGCCGTTCTGTCCTATCCCTGGCGGCTTTGTAAGCTAAATGCATCGATCCGCTAACTGTCCATAACGGGACTGTTACCGATGTAGTTCTTAAAGAAGCAGCCCTGTTTACCTGTGGATCGGAGTAAGGATCTAATAACCCGATTACTTCCTGATGCGTGAGTTCAGCAGTTATCCCGCTCGCTGAAGGTATTGTGACCGCTGTATCAACTAACAATGTATCCCCATTGATATGTTCTTTTTCATGATTCTCCCATTTTGCGTGCAATGAAATAGAAGTAGAATCTGCAATATGGTTTGTATCATTGACAACAGACGAAGTAACCGTCCAACCATCCCCCAAGGTAGCCAACGGCTTTGGCCAATCTCCAATAAATCCATCCCCTGTATACGTTTGGAATATGCCAGTTTCAATAAACGTGCCACCTTCAGCCGACTGTGTCCAACCCACATCTGCAATGATCTGCACAACACTCTGCGGATTCTGATTGATCTCCTCTTTAACGCTATTATACGGTACTTCATCGTCGTCAATCAGAAAGACCTCTACCCCATCCTCCCCTACGATGATATCTGATGTAGTAACTTCAAGCCTGATTGGATCAACGTGCCATAATCTTGGGTAACCCTCCAACACAGTATTAGGATCGTCGGCTTTGTTGGCATCAATGAAGACACGATCATAATTCGGAAGTGTCTTTAGAGTCTCTGCAATATCCTGCATCTGCTCTTCTTGGTCAGACGCCTTACAATCAAACTGGTAAGTGATGCGCTCCCCAATCAGATCGTTTGGAATAGGAATTAACTTACCAAAACATATAGGTACAATCTCATCAATAGCTTCTATGTCATTTTCTTCGTCAGCAGGTTCTATACGATGATACGATACCCAAGCCCACTGTTTTCGCCCAGGAGCAAGCGGGCCTTCCAAGGGATTTCTGAAAACAATGGTGAACTTCGGGTTTTCCCCCTCGTTGTGCTCACGGCTAAAAGACTTGACCGTGACCTCGTCTTCACGAAAGTACTCAGGCAGGAATACGTTATCCTCCTCGTTAACCCATGCAAATCCAAACGCAATATACACGACTTAAGAATCCCCATCGAAGTCTGGCACTTCTCGTAAGCTAATTCTCCAATTGTATTTAGCTCCATACTCATCGAAATCGGAGCTAAGACCAAGGATAACCATCCTCATTGATGGCCGATAAAATATGAAGTCACCTTCTGTACGGGAAGAACCGGTAACCACTGCGCGTCCCGGAAATCCATCCGCTACCGGATATGAAAGCTCCTTGCAACACTCAACGTCTACCTGCATTCCCGGCCATAGGTTGTCGAACGAAGGCTCCTCAAAATCAGAGCAGGATATTTCGGATTGATACAGCCTGAACTGTATGTAAGAAAAATCGATAGGACGCGCATTCCAGGAAAGTTCAACCTGATTTGACTCCGCAATTGGGTCCAACGTCTGGCTGAGCCCTCGCGCAGAGTACTTCGTTATGAGCGGAGTACCTTCCGTCGTGGATATCTTCAGCAGAGTACCTGTTGTGTTTAGGGGCATATTAAGAAGTGTACCAACTGGGTTTCTTGGCGATTCGGGATATGCTATGTTTCACAGCTTCTTTTTCAACATGATCCACAGCCTTGCCTTGCCCAGTGAATGGGCCGTGTGGTTTACCGCCATCAATTGATAGGAACAGAGCGCGACCTGTGTTACCTCCGCTATCGCCACCGAAATCCACAGGTCCACCGCTTGCCAGTTGTGGTATGGAATTCCTGGTCATTACTCCAAAATCCGTGACAAATCCACCCATGCTAAATTCCGGTAACTTTTTCAAATTATCCAGTACCTGTAAATTGGTGCTGAGACTGTTCGTGGTAGCGTTATTGAAAATAGTACTAATATTGCGCACTTGGCCACCGAAATTAAACTTGGGAAACTTAAGATTGTTAATGTCATGAAAGAACGGTAGCCCATAGTAATCTACCGCAGCCGCTCGATGCACGAACTCCCCGCGCGACAGCCGTGCCAAGATGGAATCGCTTGTCTTGGTGCCTGGACCTCGTATGAACCCGGCCGGTCCGCCACTGGCAAGCTCTGTTGCAGATCCACCAGAACCGCTGGAAGCGGTACTGATAGCATCTGTAATGCGGCTGGCTGCGGAATCTACCGCTGTACTGATATTCTGCACTGCTGCTGTGGTCGCTTGCACAGCGGTAACGACCGAGCCAATAGCGGTCACAATCGACTGAAACCCGGTACCTAAGCTGGATGCTTCGGTTGTGAGACTGGTATTTAGCGTATCCAGCTTTGCGCTATCTCCACTCAACGTGGTGGAGATCGTGTTGAGAACCGTGGTGATAGCTTGTATATCGGTCGAGGTAGCTGGGGTACCTGTCGCCCCCGGCGCTGCTGGTGTTGCAGGTGCCGCTGCCGGTGTGCCTGTCGTGCCAGCCTGCGGGGTCGCCCCCGCCATCCGCGCAATGTTTTGCCCAATAGATGCAAGTGTCGTGGAAATTGCACTAAAAGCAGAACTGATGGCTGTCTTCAAATCCTGAATTGCGGATATCACCCCATCCTGAGAGATAGTGACAGGACCTTGAGCAGTAGTGACAGGAACCCCGCCACGGTCAGTTGCAACAGCGCCCCCGCCAGCAGATCCTTGTGGGGCAGCAGCCTGTTGTTGACTTACCTGCCTGCTCAATCCAGATATTGCATTTATTATCGATTGTAACCCAGAATTGATGCTGTCATTAATAACCTTCGTATTATCATTCGTCCTGCCTATAGTAGCCAGAATTGAATCTAGCTTGCTAATGACATTTCTTATAGCTCCGCTTATGGTTTCGGCCGACTTGTCAATGGCGTCTGTTACGGTTTTTATACCTTGCGTGCCAAAGAATGAATCTGAGATCGATATAGGTCCGGTTGCGGTCGAGCTACCAGTAACCGGGCCACCCGTCGCAAAGCCGGGAAGCCTCAGGTTATTCAGGGCATGAAAAGTACTAACACCATATTTAGCGACAGCAGCAGCCTTGATAACAAATTCATGGCGAGACAGGCGCGCTAGAATACTGTCACTTGTAGTGGTTCCGGGACCGCGCACGAAGCCGCCGCCCGCTCCACCTGGGACAGGCGAACTGGCATTGGCTTGAACAGCTTGTATAACCCCATCGAGTTTTGACTGTATGTTGGTTGACGCATTATCTATAGAAGCTACGATCCCAGAGACGATCTCATTCAATGCAGTGACTCTGGCGCTAAGATCTTGCAGCCACGTCACCATGGTAGAAGTATTTTGCGCGATAGCACTTAATTGAGTATTAAGGGCCTCTTGTAAGCCGGTTAGCGCGGTACTCAACGCGCTTAATGGAACGCCGATACTATTTTGAAAATTAGTTAATGTATCATTAATGGTAGTAAGAATGCTGCTTGCAGTAGTCAACGCTGTGGAAATAGCAGTATCCACAGGGGTAGGCGTAGCAGGGGTAGGCGTAGCAGGGGTAGGCGTAGCAGGGGTAGGCGTAGCAGGGGTAGCAGGGATAGGCGTAGCAGGGGTAGGAGCCAATTGCCTTATAGCTTCAACAGTCTGTGCAGTATCGTCCTGTATAGCTGTTATTAATGGCCCAAACATCCCCTCAGGTTGTACAAGCGGCGCTTCTTGAATAAGTTTGGCTTTCCCTGCCGCTGTATTAGCTTGAAATTCAGCTTCAAGTTTCTTTATCTCAGCAATTGCCGCTTCGTCAGCAGGTCCATGAGGGCCAAACATACCCTCAACAGCCCCTTTAATTATATCGGCAGACTCCTTACCCGATTCCTTAATTACATCGACAAGCTTATTTATACCGGCATCTGAACCAATAAGAGGCCCCTGCGGCGCTGCCGTTGTAGTAGGCTCCATTGGTGTAGTTTGTTGCTGTACTTGTTGTGGCGCTATCTTCTCCAAAATAGTTTTTACTGTATCCCTAATTTCTGCAACTAACCCGAATAATCCGTCCAATGTTTCAGCAGATTGGACCAATATAGCAGCTATCGTTTCCAGCTTATCCAAAGAACTATTACGGGCGTCTTCGATATTAGCGCTAGCTGGAACTCCCGCTCGCGCGAGTTGGCCCTCTTTTCCAGGTACCGAGAAATTCTTGATAGTCTCAATCCAGGTATTGATGGTGTTAGACAGAGAAGAGAAAAATCCTTCCTCTTTACCAACCCCAGCCTCGAAACTGGTGGTCAACATTTCCAATTCACGAAATACGCTGTCTAACCTAGCAGCAGCTTCAGGTGCTAGTGGAGTAGCTATCGTGGCACCTGCACCAGTGGCATGTAACACATCGGCAATGCCTTGCGGCATCTGCTTGATGGTTTCTTCCAGTTCGCGTATGATCTGGTCGTCTAATATTTGCTTCTTTTCAGCAGCAGTTTGGCCAGTGCGATCCTCAATTCGCGACCGTCCCAAGGCTTCTTTACCAAGCGCATCGAAAGCGTCCTCTACACGCTTCGACGCAGAAACATCCGCATCCACAGCTTTTTCAGCTTCAGAAAAACTGAGAGTTAGTTTTTCCAATTCCGCAAACAGCGCGGATTCTCTGACAGCAGCCTCTGGAGAAAGCTCTGAAGGCTTGGATTCCGGTTTGAATTGGAATTGTGACTTATCCAACTCATCGATCTTGCTTCCAAGAGTTTTGAATAGATCATTTAATACGTTATTAATAGCATCAGATACTTCTGGACTTGCTCCACCCTGTTGAGTATGTATTTCACGACCTTTGGCAATAATTGCCTCTACAAGGTCTGTGAGCTTCTTGTTTTCATCCGCTGGAACTTGTGTAGTAAGTTCTTTCTGCCTATCAATTTCAGTAAACGCCTCCTTGAACTTCTCCTGAATCTGATCAACATTTTCTTTTAGCTTATCCAAGCTAGTAGCGGTACTATCGGCAGTAGTCCCCAGCTCGATAAATTTCTGAGGCAGTATTTCAAGCTTATCTCTATCAATCTGGACCTTGAATTCTTCCCCAGGGGGTCCCTTTGGAAATGGCCCCTGAATAATCTTCGTACGAGATCGCTCCACCGCAGCATCTATATCAGCGGCAGTCGGCCCCGACGCCCCTCCTCCACGAGAACCCGGCTGCGCGTTAATACCGCGATCCTCGGTATCCCTGGCAGCGGCCGTAGGAGCTATATGTGGCTTGAAATCTTTGGTTGTTTTATCAAGATCGCCAAAAAGATTCTTCCAGATGCCTTTAACTGAATCAGCAAAGGACTGGAAAGTACCAAGCATATTATCAGTCGAATCTTTAGTCTTGTTCTCTAAATCCTTAAGGGACGAATCTCCTCCGGTAAGAGCGTCCTTGAGTACCTTCCCAAGCTCGTTGAGATTCTCTAATGCAGCCCCCGGCTTGATTTCTTGCAGCTTTTTATTTATCTCATTCTTACGTCGCTCATACTCTTGCGGATCTAGCGTACCTTTTATCTCCTCTAGTTTTTTAAATGCATTTTCCAACCCAGCAAGTGTGTGAGCCTTATCAAATACATTGAGCAGATCTTTAAGTGCGGTAAATAGTAGTATGACAGGAAGTACCACAAGCCCCAATCGGGCGATTGCAGGAATAAGGGTTGTCGTTACCGCAATTGCAGCTCGACGCAACGCCGGTACCAAAGCCACTGTAAGTATAGCAGCCACGGCCAATATAGCTTCAGCAACCACCTTGGCAGATACTTGAATGCCAAAAAAGTCTTCTGCGAATTTAGATATTGCACCACTAATTTTAGCCAGTTCATTTAGTACCGCATCGGCAGCGGCAGTTATTTCTTTGCTAAATAGTATGATTACTGCAATTGCCCCAACAATGGCGGCTACCCAAGCTAATGCGGCTCCGACCGTTAGGGTAAAAGCCCCTGCAATGAGATTGACACCGAGACTGAGAGCAGCAAGAGTACCTCCTACAACACCAATACTGAATGCAACAACCTGCAATAAATCTTTTAGTAGGGTGAGGGCACCACTTGCCTCAAGTACAATGGCTTTGAAGAGTCTTCCTGGACCCACAAACCCAGAGACAGCCGCAAGCAGCAAAGTAAGCTCTATCACCGCATTTGGTATCGCCGTGACAATATCCTTGATGGCGAGAGTCGCCTCGAAAATCCATTTAAAATTCTGGTCGGATGCCTGCTTCTTCCCTGACAGTGCTTCTGTGAAGGCAGTCCATGCTCCAGATAAAAATGTCTTGATCGTAGTGCCAAGTTCCTGTAGCCCCTTAATGGTAGAGGTAATCCACGGATTTTTAACAACCGCCTGATTACCGGCTAAAGCCGCCGTTATGTCAGTGAACAGTTCCTTTGCTTTATCCTTGATTGCATCGATATCGACACCAACACCCTTCAAGCTTTCCTTAAATGGCTTGAGTACATCACCCCCACTAAATACAGCGATAACAGCCAATGCCAGCGAATTAAACCCGCCGATCAACGCGGTGATGATCCCCCCGATAATCAGCATGGGGGATGATATGTTAGTACCAAAAGCGTCATTTAATGACTTGGCTACGAATTTCGCCGCATCGCCTATGCTCTTCAAAACGTCTCGTATGACAACAAAGATTTTCGTATTTATCTGTATATCTGGAGCACCTGCCAACGTCTTGAAGAAATCATCGATAATTGGAGCTACCGAAGTACCAATGGTAGCTGCCAACTCCTTCAAATTCAATTTCAGGGATTTGATACCCTCGGTAATAGCATTCAAAATTGGAGTGGCTGTCGGGGCGATCAGCAGCCCCAAGTCCAGCTTCCCGGTGCCGACACCGGCAAGCCCTGTGAACGCCTTTTTCAGATCGTCTATCGCCTTTGAGAAATCGCGAGCGGTCTGGATGTCAGCGGCGGTCTTGCGTACGAACTCGTCCAGAGGTACGAGCGCTTGACGTATGGAGCCGGGGGTTTCGTTCAACGACTTGACAAGCGCGGTACCAAAAGTCTCGCCAAGAACCTCAATGGCCTTCTTGAGACGCTCGGCCGGATCTTTGATCTTTTGCAGGCTCTCGGCAAATTTCTCAAGATTGTTGGAGGTGAAATCCTTCTGTAGAGCCTTAATGGCTTCCAGCTGCTCGCGCGCGTTCCGCAGGCCCTCACTGCCTTTGGACAGTAGTGCTATCTGCTCTGGGGTCAGATGAAGCCCGAGAGCGGAAGCAATGGCGGCGTTCTTTGCCGCATCACCCGTTCCCTTGAACAGATCAGCCAGCTTATTTAATACGCGAGATACATCAATGCCGTTCTTGTTGATGCCATCTAGCGATCCATCAAAATCCTTTAATTGCCTTGCACTATCACCAATCGAGGCCACGAAGCCCCTTGCGATGTTCTGTGCCGATGTATCGACCTTATCGCCAATAACCTGTACGCCAGCCGCCAAGGCGTTTGCGAGCTTTATGGCGCTTGCTATTGAAGTTTCTGTATCTTTTTGTCGCGCCGCCGCCCTTGCAGCATCTTTATCAGTAATTTCTTTTTCTGCATCTATCTGCTGCTGAATTTTTTCTGCCGCCGCTGCCTTAACTGCTTCTGCTATCTTAAGCTGGGCAGCCGCCTGTTGTTCAAGATCGTGCTTTTCGTCTTGACGAGCTTTCTTTTCTGCCGCAGCCACTTCAGCCTTGGCTTTGGCTATCCTGAAGGCATTATTAAAAGCGTCGTCTAGTATCTTCTGTTCAGCTTGCTGGAGGCGGAACTCAGCCTCCTCCACCGCCAATACAGCCTTGCGCTCTGCCAATTCCTTATTAAATCGGTCATCGACCGGATGCCCTTGCAACGCAAGAAGCGCCTTCTGTGCCTCAAGCAACGATATTTGAGCATGCTCTACCGCGAAGGTGCTGGATTCTTCGTCTTTTTGCTGTTTGATAATTGCCTGCGATAAACTCTCACGTGCCTTTTTAATATTCTGTGTATTAGTAACAGCTTTAGCAGCACTAGCTTCTTGTATCTTATCTAAATTGGTAAATGCCTGTTCTACCGCGTCTACGCCTTTTTTGACAGAATCTGTAAGTGCCTTTTCTACATCGGTTGCACCTGATTTGATAGAATTTTTAATCTTATCCCACTGAGCTTCAAACCCAGCCGAGAGCCCTGAAAATATGTTTTTAATATCTGTACCACCAATGCCCAAGCCCTCCAACGACTTGGTAATGTCGTCCAATGGTCCCTTCTTGACACCAAGGCTTAATTCTGCCTGCATATCCTTAAAAGCGGCGGTAGCCGCCAGGAGTTCTCTCTGCTTATCGGTTACAGTACCGATCTCGTCCTGCATAGCCTTGAAGGCTGAATTTGCATTTTCTAAATCAGGTACGAGTGCAGCATACGTGCTCTTTAATTTTTCTACTACGCTTACAGCGTTTCCCTGCTCCTCCTGCATGGCCTTGAAGGCTTCATTGGCGCGCTCCAAAGCCTGGATTATCCCCGGATCAAGCTCATCCAGCATATCCTTATAGGCAGCTTGCGTCCGCTCCAAATCCGGAACAGTCGCTCTTACCGCAGCACCAGTGTTGCTAAAAGCAGCGGCGATCCTGTCAAATACCTCACCAAGGACACTGCGGCTGGCAACGAGGCTCAATTCCTCATTCATGTCCTGCAAAGCAGTGGCAGCAGTAGCCAGATCCTTATCGAACGTAACTATCGGCACGTTAGTGCCATTGAGAGTATCAAGCATATCCTTCAGGGCGGCAGCAGAACTTTCCAGATCGTCGCGGAAATTGCTGGCAAGCGCTTTCGAGCCTATCTCTTGCACGAACTGCGCATAAGCTGCATTTGCACGATCCAGCGAGGAGGCAAAGGCATCTGCCCCAACAGTGCTCAAATCGAAAGCGCCGATAGAGCTTTTCAGAGTCTCTCTGGTACCGTCTACCGCCTTGTTGAACTCCTCTACGTCCTTGATGCGACTGCTTATCGCACCGCCAAGATCAGACGCAGCAAACGCTTCCACTGCGCTCTTGACATCCTTAGCGAAGCTGACGACAGCAGTAGCAATCGCCACCTTGCTGAGAGTGGTATTTACGTTGAATACCTCCTTAGCCAACCGCTGAAAATCAGAAATAGAGCCAGTTACGAATCCGTTGATGTTTCCAAATACAGTCTCAGCCGTTCCACCAAGCGTGATCAACGCCTGCTGTGGCTGCTCAGTACCTAAATTAAGCTTAGTATTATTTGCGGTATCCTCAATCCGCTTGAAAGCAGCGGCACCAGCAGTACCAACGTCGTCAAGATTCTTTTGTATTTTATCAGTCGGAATATCGATATTTCCAAGTCTCTTAACTGCATCGCCTAGAGAGCCAAACGCCTTCTGTCCAGCTTCCGCCACATCCTGAAGCTGGCGAATAAGCTCTTCGCCACCATCAAGCGCGATTTGTTGTAGGATTTTGTCGTTCTGGGCCATTACTTATTGATCCTACTAAAATAGAACTCGCGCATGCGCTTGGCCACGTCCCGAATGATCTCCAGAAGGTGGAAGCGCTTCGGTATCCTGACCTGTTGTCTCAGGAAGTATTTCACTTCCCCAGTACGCCTGGACAGAAGCAAAGGAGCCCCACCAGCCTTGCGATCCACACGAAAAAGCCCGCCAGGATAGTTTCTGGCGAGCACACCTTTGGCATCGGGCGCAAAACTCATAGGAATGGCTAGAAGGGGCTTGCCTCGAATCAAAGCTCCCTTTTCATGAACTAGAAAATAAGGAACATCATGTGACACATCGATAGTGGCATCTCCACTGGCATCGTCCTGTTTGACTTCTACATGCAGGCCATCTGTCCAGCGCGAACCAAAGTTGCCAGCCGACGCGATGTCAGCACGGCCCTTTTTCAAAATTTCCTGCTTGGCATCCTCGGCCGTACCCTTTAATGCTTGTTTGACCCTATCCGCCTGCTGACGAATGGCGCGGTTGAAGCGCCGTCCAATGGCATCACCATCGAACTGAAATCTAAGCTCAGGCATCGTCCGTAAGCTTTCTCACGGTTTTATTTACGTTCTTGCGATCCCCTCTTGATGCCAGAGCAGAATCGGCAATGTAGCGTGCTCGATCAGGGTTCAGGCCACGTTCTATAACCTCACACCATCCCCGTAATTCACGCGGAGTATATTTCCACGCTACGTCTGGGGAATGACCTCCGATACGGATGACCCGTTCAAGTGCGATGGCGATTTCGTAGCCTGATCCTTTCCACCATCGACGGAGGCGGGATTTGCTGGCATCGCCTGGGCGCGCAATCCGATGCTGCTTAGTTTTTCCACGAAAGGGCCAAGACCGTCCTTGAAGGTGACATCGAGGATTGCCTCAATGAAATCAAGCTGATCACTGGCCCCAAATTGTGAAGCCCACTTCTCATGTTCTTCATCGTCTGGATACCCAAGCCCGCAAGCGATCACTGCCGCCACCACTTTCGGTGCCAGCTTCATCACATTGTCAGCAGACAGGTCTTCGTCATCAAGCTTGCGATCCGCCAGCAGCTTACGAACTTCCGGGAATTTCTGCATAAGGGTACTGATCCCATATGCACTGATTCCCGGAACCGGAATGTTAACGGTGAGGGGATCACCATTCTCAGTCTCGGTCTTGATCGGCACCTTACGACGCATCGGTGCGATATTGAGAAGTCCAACCATGTAGAATTCCTTCCCTTTGTTTGTGTAACTTATTACGACTCTGCGACGAGGTTCGTCAGTTGCAGGAAGCCGAAGCCGTCATCGGTAGCCGAGAAAAGGATTTCCCCTTCCACTTCGATGCCGCCCCACTCGTCCGAGATGAAGTTGATAGAGGCAGACGGCTTGTAGCGGACGTTGAACAACTCGATATTCCAGCGCGGGCCGACATCGTTGCGCTGCCGGAAACGCACCTTGCCGGTGATCGACTCCTCGCTCATGATGCTAACCGTAGCACCGCCAGGAGCAGCCTCATCGATTGTCCCCAACGACCACAGGGCAATGTTGAATGGGGTGAACTCCTCGAAGATCGACCTGATAGTGCCTTGCCGCTGCAAGGTCACGATCAAATCCTTCGACTTGATGCCCGACCGCTGGGTGAAGTGCTCAAGCTCCTCGACGTTGAGCGTGACCTCGCATTCACGCACTTCGCCCATGTCGCGGAATTCCGTGTTGCCGGCTGGCATGAATTCGTAGATGCCCTTACCGACTTGTAGATTGCCGGTGCTGGGAGAGGTAAGAGAAACCATAGCATTATCTCCTTCTGCCTAGAGTTCGCTCGTTATGAGCGGGTAGGTAAACGCGAATAGCATTTGTAGTTGGCCTTCCATCGAACTGAGAGTTTTCATGTCGGTATCGTACCCTTGATACGCAATCTGCCCATTCGATGTAACCAGAGAGATTAGCTCAGAATCTTCCAGTAGAGTCTTAATCAACGCGATCCGATACTGAGACAACAAGGGGCCGTATTCGTCGGATTTATCAGGGATGCGCTGATTAAGAACTGCAAACACCTGTGGATGCATCACCATAAAAGCGGGTCTAGAAAACGTACTGCGCTGGGTAGTATAGCCACCAACAGGTGAGCCAATATCTTCAGGGCCATCAAATAAATACAAAGCTGGTCTAGCATAATCTCGCAACGGGGCACGGTTGCGATAAACACTTTCCACAAATACGCCGCCGCCAACAATCGGCGTAACATTAAGAGCCTTCAACTCGTTGAGAGCTTCCTCGATACGCACCAAAATTAATTCGTGCCGGTCCATTAATTCAACGCCGTAGCTGAAGTTCCCAGTATATGACGACGCCAGCCGGATCGAGCTTGCCGGGAGGCGCTACTATCCGAAGCGTCTCAGTCTCGGCACCCGTAACAGGATCAAGCCGCACCAGCACCTCGGTCTCGTTATCAGGCTCTGCCAAGATTGATCCATCGGGCGCAATAGCCGCTATGACGCCAAGTTGATCCGTAGCCTGAATTAGCTCGCCACGTCGCTCTTGCGCGCTGTAATCGGTCAGATGCACATGACAATGCCGGTCAGTAACGCCACGCAGAATTGCCACGGCATTGTCACTCAGCCTTTTAATTTGCCGAAGCGCCACTTTACGCGCGCGTATGCTGCTGAACACGGGCATTTCAAACGACCAGCACCGCAGGGAAATTGCGCTTCACAAGGCCGAGAAACAGCAGCCCATAACTCGTAGCCTGTAATCCGCTTGGGCTGACCGCAGCGGCAGCACCGCCTGTACCGTAGCTTAAGGAAATACGCCCCAGGCTTTCAGACGTGATCAACTGCGAACTTGTATCGCCACCGCTTTCAACGGTCTGGTTGGCAATCGAGGCCAAGTGCGCCGTCAAATAGATAAGTGCGGTCGTATAGTCACCTTCCAGCCATGTCGTATCGACCCGTCGTTGCGCTTCCAGCAGCACAAGCTCGAACACGTCCGAACTGGTATCCGCTAACTCGGGGAAGCGCGCTATGACATCGTCCACTGTCGGAATATCATAAGACATCTATGACGCCTTGCTCAGACGCACCTGCGTACGCGGCCCTATTGGGGCATTAGTTGGAGACGGTACTGCTTCTGCTTTCTGTGCCAAATCCTTCAAGATAGTAGCGGTGCCTTCGTCAAGTTTGCCCCACTCTTCTTGCGGCGAAGGCGGCGGTACCGGCTCTAGCACGACCTCTTCGGAAGGAGGCGCGGGATCGTTAAAGCGCATCGACAACTGCTCGGGACCAAGCGGCGTGAATACGACGTTAAGCGCCGACGCAGCTTCCTCGTCCACGGGTTCGATCCGCAGCGACTTACTAAATCGCTGGATGCTGATCGCTGCCTCTTTCGACAAAGCAATATGAATTGTTACGTCAGAATCGAGAATCTTAGCAACAAGCTTGCTATCGTGAATGATACGTCTGGCCCTCGCAAGGTTAGTCACGCGAAACATCATGGGTATATTCCTTTCGAGTGGTAGGGGGCATCAAGCGGGGAAGGACGCGAGATGCCCCCCTGCAAACCGAACCGCGAGGCGCGTCACACCATCGCTTCGGCTTACTCGTAGGCCGGGTGCAGGATCTTGTCCACGTACCGCATTGCTCCAGGTCGCCGGATTTCGAGCCCGCCAGTACGAAAAATACCGGGAACCTCGAATTGCATTGGGCCGTCCTGGTATGCTTGCAGAAAGTTGTGCGACATCGGAAGATGGAACTTCAACACCTGGGGATCTTTTTTATAAGCGACCATCCGCCCGGTACCGCCTTCCCCCGCCGTCTCCAGTCCCCGCACCGCCATGATGGTCAAGGGCTGCTTAGTATATGCCGTATAGGCGTTGTACTCTTCCAACCAGGACATGATCGTCCTGTCGATCCCAGTGACGCGACGAGTTGCGAGGGTCGTATAAATCGACACGGGCAGCAACAACATATCTGCCATTTCAACCTGTTTCGTGTCTTCGTATACCCCGCTGAGTGCAGCGTTCACATCGCGCATGATCTGATCCGAAGTCTTATCGGAAAAAGCCGGTGAACCTCCATCTCCATCAAGTGGAACCTCCGACACCGTCACATTAGGATCGTTGATCAGGCCGGTCCAGTTCTTGCCCGTGTCGCCAGTCAAAGCAACAGCGTCCAGAAACTCCTCAGCCGCGCGCGAAGCAGCAAGCGCACGATCCGCTGTAAGCGGCTGGCCGGTCATAGCAGCTTGCCCGAGTTCTTCGAGCGTATAACCGTAGCCAATTGCCGCCATTTCGAGGCCGTGCTCGAACTTCTGCCGGACCACATCGGCGCGCGGGATGTCCTTGGCCATGTGGTGGAACCATTCGGCCTTACCGACTTTATCGGTCGAGAAGAACGTGACCGACTTGGCCCATGGATTGGCCGACGTATCTATCGGTACGAGTTTCGTATATTGAATCTCGGGGTATCTTGTTGCGTAGACCTCGGCTTCGATTGACGAAACTTGAGAGATCAGGAAGCCCAAAGCCTGCTGCTGGGCATCCCGAGTGTACATCTGATACATATCAGACTCCTCATTATGGGGTTGTGCGGGAAGCCTCACAGGGGGTGACGCAAGTACCCCTTGAGAACTAGGTGAAAGCACACATAAAGATTAAGCCAACTGATCGGCTTTATCGATATGCAGCAGCGCGAGATTATTAGCGCCAGTTTTCCGCCAGCGTGCGCCTACGATTGGCCCGGTGCCGCCAGTGATGGCGAACACGCCGGTCGTAGCGCTGTAATGCACGGGATCAGCGGGGGTAGGCGCTGTGCCGGATGTCACCACCCAGATCGTACCATGAGACCTGACGCTCATATTCTGGTATTGCACGTACTTGTCGGTCTGGCTGACTTCCAGAGTGATATCACGCTGCGACACGCCGACAAATTTCGCCAAGGTACCGCCAAGAACGGCCCCCTTATCGGCAGTGCCACGCCCGACCGCAAGCCCGAAGCCAATCCCGGCCACAGTCTCACAAAGATAGGTAACGCCGTCCCACTCCTCCATGGTCGCGGGCATTCCGGCCACGGCCTCCGGGATGTTGTCGAGGTAAGTAGACTGTACGACAGCCATTTTAATCTCCTCTTTTCGAGCCGCAGAAGGCGGCGATGAATGTTAAGAATTACGCCGTCTTCGCGGGCGTCTTCCAGGCGTTTCGCATATACTCGTCCCGGTCTGCCAGCGCTTTTGTACGCGCGTCCATGACTGGAGCCGCGAACCTGATGCTGTCAGCCAAGCTACGGGCGCTGCCAACAGGTTTCACAGCAGCATCCTTAGTTATGACCACAAACGCAGCCGACACATGCTCGTCGGTGAACGTCTTGGCAGTTCCGCCCATGTAATCATCGACAACCTGCCTGCGAATCTCGGCATCGGTCTTGCCGTCAGTGACAAGCCGGTCGCCAAGAATGGCTTGCGCCTTGTTCACAGTCTCATAGCGCTCGCGTACCGCCTCGTCCTTCTGCTGCGGGGTCAACGTACTGTCCGCAAGCTTCTTGGTCAGAACGGCGATCTCGGCGTCCTTGGCCACGAGCGCCTCGTCCTTCTTGGCAATAGTCGCCGCCGCCGTGGCCGCCGCAGTAGCTGCGTCGGTCGTGAGCTTGGCGAGCTTGTCAAGTTCCTTCTTAATCACGGTCGCACCGATCTCGGTGGTTTCGACCGGGATGCTGTCGATGGTAAGTGTCACACTCATGGTTGAGTCTCCTTCCTCGTCTATGAGAACCATGTCGATCAAGTCATCGCTGACGAGGGAGTTGCTGTCATGACTGATCGTGTAGTGATACGTCTTTATTTTCTTAACGCCTCCGAAAAAGCCAGCCCCCGGTACAAGCTGATATTCCGGAACTGGTTTAATTTTCGCTTTATCCCATTTCTTCTTTTGTTCCTCAATTAACTTCTGCGCCTGTTGCAAATCCTTAAGATGTCGAGCAAGCTGCTCCTGCTGAAACGATACACGGGCCTTAGCTTCCTCAACGTTACGGATAGTGTGATCAGCTGGAGGTTCTATCCTTGAAACAGCAGCACTTGCTAAGGCAGTATGCCCAACAGAAGTAGAAGCAAACTCACCTGTAATCGGATCGTGATTCTCGTTATAATCCAGAACTTCGACCAAGGACTCGTCTGGAGGCATT